CACCTGTTGTTTTAAAGAAAACACAACCGTTACATATGGGTGATGACATGGCACCTGCATTTGGTTCATCTACTTATGACTGGGCAATGAGAATAGGTAGAGGTAAATACAGTGCTGATGAATGGTTAGATCATTTAACTTCGACTAGAAAAGTAAATTTTAAAATGTGGGGTAAGCCTGCAACTAAAACAGTTCGTGAACCCAAACAATTTAAATATGACTCTGGTCCGTTTGCCGGTAAAGAGGTAAGTGTATCCAGAGAAGAATTGTTCGATTCCAATTTAGCAATATTCGATGACACCGGAAACCTGACAGGGGGTTTATTATATGCTGCAAAGAAATTTGGTTTAAAGTTAGATGCTAATGAAGTAGGAGCTATGATTAAGTTAAATCCTATTAATAGATTACAAGCAGTAGAACTAGGAAGACCTAAAGGGGCTATAGAAAAGTTTTTTAACACTCTTAAAAAATCAGACGATGTATTAGATCAAATAGAGAAAAAATATATAAACCAACAAAATCAAGAAATGGCAGATGGTTTTAATGCTATTCGTTATAGAATGAATGGATTAAAAAATGACACCAATAAATCAGCAATAGAGGATTTTACAGAAACCGTTAAAAGAATTAGAGATGGTAGAAATATCACTTCTACAGAAAGACAAACTTTAAATAAAATACTTGGAGAAGTAGCTGAAGATGCTGCACCACTTGCAAAATCAAGAACTAAATATGGTGGTGAGAGAAACTATACTTTAGAAAGTGGTAATGATTACCGAGAAACTATTTTTACTTTACCAGAGGACATTGCAACGAATGCGAGTAAAAGAAATAGAGGGGGTCATTTTGAAAATGAAATTGGTGATGTGAATAATATTTACCACATTCGTTATGACACAAGATTTACTCCTGATGGTAAGAAAGTATTTTTTATTAATGAAATACAATCCGATGTAAACCAACAAATTGCAAAAGCTTTAACTAAGAATGAACAATTAAGTGGTGTCTATAGAACCAATCCATTCAATGCCGATGTTGAATTAAATTTATTGATTTCTAGAAGAGGACAAATGATGGATGATTTAAATAAAGCAATTGCAGATAATAACTTTGGATCAGTGAATGCAATTAAATCTAGTCTAGATGATGTCAATAGAAAATTAAAACAAATGACAACTTCAAGAGATACGTATGGTTCTGGTAAGAAGAAAGATTATTTTCCTATGGTGGAGGCAGATGCTTATGGGGATCATGCCGTTAAATATCTTTTACAGAAAGCAGCAAGAGAGAATGTGGATTACGTAGCCGTTGCCCCGTTTGATAAAGTCAGTTTTAGACAAGGGTTTAAAGAAGGAAATGAAAGATTTTATGGATATGCTAATGGTAAGGGGATTGGTAAAAAAGGTAAAGCAGTTATTCCAGATGTTATGTCTAGAATAGCAAGATTCTATTCTTCTAAAGCAGGGCCTACTAAAATATCATTATCTGATCCATCTAAGCCTTATAAAAAGATTGGTACAGATGAATTTAAATATCCAGATAGTCATCCATTAAAAGGTAAGAAGATTAAAAGCGAATATCACAAAAACGCTGAAGCAGATGCGTCTTATAAAAATGAAGGTTATAAATTTATTGAACAGAGTGATCCAAGGTTGTATTTTGATGCATTTGCGATTAAAGTGTCTCCACTAATGAGATCAACACAAAAAACCTACAAGTCACAGGGAGGACTTGTTGTAGATTTATTTAAAACAATAAGGTACAATTAAACATGGCTATAGAAAACAATAACGAAACCTTTACCGAAGAAGATAAAATTGAAGAAACGGTTGTAGAACAACCAGACGGATTACCACCAGAAGTTATGGTGGAGGGTGAAGAAGAAATTGAAGAAAGACCTCAAGACGATTTTAATGCAAACTTAGCTGAGAACATGGACGAGAGAGTCCTAAAAGATATGGCTAAGGAACTAACTCAAGAATATAAAAAAGATAAATTATCTAGAAAAGAATGGGAAGACGCATACATCAAAGGATTAGATTTATTAGGCACTAGATACCAAGAAGTAACCAAACCATTTAAAGGAGCTTCCGGTGTCACGCATCCATTATTAGCTGAATCCGTAACACAGTTCCAAGCACAAGCGTATAAAGAATTGGTGCCATCTGATGGTCCTGTACGAACACAGGTCGTAGGATTACAAACACCACAAACAGAACAACAAGCAGAGCGTGTTAAAGATTATATGAATTACCTGCTGATGGAGGAGATGGAAGAATACACCACTGATATGGATCAGATGTTATTTTATTTACCTTTATCGGGTTCAACATTTAAAAAAGTTTATTACGATGCAATGTTAGATAGACCTGTATCTAAATTTATTCCTGCAGAAGATTTAGTGGTTCCTTATTATGCATCTGATTTAAAAGATTGTGAAAGAATTACTCATGTCATTAAAATGACTCAAAACGAGGTGATTAAAAAACAAGCTGCAGGTTTTTATAGAGACATAGAATTGATGGAATCGGATTCAGAACCGGATGATGTTCAGAAAAAATTAAATCAGTTAGAAGGAATTAAAAGAACAGGTGATGATTACTTGCATACTATTTTAGAAATGCATGTAGATTTAAATTTAGATGATTATGAAAACTTTGATGACAAAGCTAAGAAAATAAAAATACCTTACATTGTAACTGTTGATGAAGGTTCAGGTGAAATTTTATCTATTTACAGAAATTATAGACCTGATGATATTTCGTATTCTAGAATTGAATACTTTGTTCATTACAAATTTTTACCAGGATTAGGTTTTTATGGTTTTGGTTTAACTCACATGATTGGTGGTTTGTCTCAAGCGGCTACTCAATCGCTAAGACAATTAATTGATGCAGGAACTTTAAAGAATTTACCTGCAGGATTTAAGTCTAGAGGCATTAGAGTAAGAGATGATGACCAACCAATACAACCAGGAGAGTTTAGAGATGTAGATGCACCTGGTGGAAACATTAGAGATCAGTTTTTTAACTTACCATTTACTGAACCAAGTGTTACTTTATACAACCTTTTAGGTTTTGTAGTACAAGCAGGACAAAAATTTGCTGCAATAACAGATTCAAACATTGGTAATGACGTTCAAAACAGAGCAGTTGGTACTACAATTGCGCTAATGGAACGTGGAAGTCGTGTAATGAGTGGTGTTCACAAGCGTTGTTACTATGCAATGCGATTAGAATTTAAAATTTTAGCAAGAATTTGTGGTGAATCACTACCTCCAGAGTATCCATACGATGTCTACGGTGGTCCTAGAACGATTAAAGCACAAGATTTTGACCAAAGAGTCGATATTTTACCTGTTGCTGACCCAAATATCATGTCAATGGCTCAAAGAGTGACTCTTGCACAGACACAATTACAAATTGCAAGCTCAAATCCTGGAATGCACAACCTTCACGAAGCCTACAGAAGGGTTTATGAGGCATTAGGCACAAAACAAATTGAAGCTTTACTAAAACCACCACCAAAACAACCAGAACCTTTAGATCCGGCAAAGGAAAATGCACGTGCACTGCAAATGAGACTGCTTACAGTGTTTGAATTTCAAGATCATGATGCCCATTTACAGGCACACATGGCATTTATGCAATCTAGAATGGTTCAGATTAACCCTCAGGTGTATGCTTTACTGCAATCGCACATTTCAGATCACATTTCTTACAAAGCTAAAGCAGAAGTAAGTCAAATGATCATGCAAAATCCTGAAATGGCACAGATGGCACAACAAGATCCTGAACAATTTCAAATTATGTTTGATGCAGAGGTAGCAAAAGTTGCTGCGCGTATTACACAAGAGTTAGTTCAATCTGAAAGCGCTGCTCAAAACAAAGAAGATCCACTAGTGAAATTAAAACAACAAGAAATTGATTTAAGAGCTATGGATTTACAAAGAAAAGCTGAAGAAACTAAATTTAGAGCTGATCAAGAAAATATGAGAGCTGCACAGAGGCTAGAATACGAATATGATAAACTTGCACAACAAGATCAACAATCGGATGAGCGATTAGAAGTTGCAAGAGAGAAAATTAAAGGCAAATGAGAAAAGGTTTAAGTGGAGGAGTAAAATATGGCCCACCGCCTAAGAGAGGTCCAAACCCACAAGGAATTAAAATTCTTAATAAGGGTTCCAAAAACAAAAATATTTATAAAAAAAGAAAATCCAGTTAATAAATTATTTGATAGCTGGTCAGAACAACAAAAGCTCATATTTCTAGCAGGTGTGTTTGAAGGTGAAGGCACTATTACCATGATCCCACAAAAAAATACAAAAAAATCAAGTTTGTCATGTAGGGTTAAAATGACTGACCGAGATATTATTCAAAGATTTGCAGATTTTGCTAAACATGGAAATATTTATAGTGAACAAAAACGAGATATGAAGAATAAATTAAGTTTTTGTTGGAAAGTAAGTGGACCAAGAGCTATTAATTTTTTACATCAAATAGCACCTTATTTAGGCGTTAGAAGGTACAACAGAGTAATTCAATGCCTAGCACTATACAAACAAGAAAGAAGTCTGTAAAATAAATCATTATGTTTCCATGGAGTATTATAGGCACAGCTTTAAAAACTGGAGCTGAAATTTATAAAAATAAAAAAAGATCAGAGATTATTATGTCTGAGGCTCAAATCGTTCATGCTGAAAAGATGAAACGCGGAGAGATTGAGTACAGTGGACAAATAGCAAAAAATCAAAAAGGCGACTGGAAG